CTGAATACATATATTGTTGATAAGTATTTTACATATTTGATCACGTCCAAGAGCTGAGTGCTTAACGGGCTCAACCGGGTCACACCAGTTAGTTTACAGACATTACGGTCAAGGGTACAGCACAACACAAAATCTACTAGTACAAACACACAAATAAATAAATAAATACAATCTCAATCATACCACCCAATCAAGTTTCCCTCGGCATAGCTGAGCGCCAACTCATCTTCCGAAGGAAAACGACAATTGAGGTGTAACGTAGAGTCAATACCCCTCAAAATACCATCCCACTTCTGGAAAGTGGCATGATCGTGCAGCCAAGCTTCACGCCAAATCACGGGGACTACTTGCGCTAAACGCTCGAGGTCACCAACCTTGGCATCACTCAAACGCCAACACAACGCCTTCACAAAACTTTTAGTTGCGAGAGGCGCAACAAACATGTTGACGCGCCTATGAGGCGCAATGCCACGCTTCAAAAACTGCAAATCCTCAAAGCGCTCAAACTCATTGTCACTGCCGTCCTTCAACGCCGAAGTGTAGCGGTAACCCCACTTCGCTACGTGTGCCCCAACAACCTTCTGGGAAAACACTCGCGCAGCGATCTCCGAGACGGAGTTGACGGAGTCGTCACCGTAAAACCGCGAATAAACATGGTCACGCAAAACACCGCCACTGAAAACACTATGATACACCATACGGAACAACAAGGCCAGCATGACGGAGTTAAACAACGTCGTAACGGCAAGACCGGACGCCAAACCGGTGTTAATCAAGAACAAAATTCCATCGAACTCAACAACTTGGAGCATGCACGACAAGACAAGGTTTTGAATCACAACAACATCATCACCAGAAAAACCTAGCAACTTGGCAAGCTTGGCAAACACCTTAGCAAGAGCCAAGAAGCCCCAACACGTATGGGACGAGTCGTACGCCTCCATGTCACCCATCATGAACTTGGCAAACTGCCTTAAGCCACGCGCCATCTCGTCCCACTCAGGGGAGGTGGCATTGATGCCAGCTGCGACCTCAGACGCGCCACGCTGCTTCGCGCACAACTCAATGATGGGCAGGAAGTATGCGCGCAAAACGATGTTGAAAACAGCCGACGTAACAGAGAAAATCCTCGTCTTGTCGACCTTGCGCAACTCGCGTGGCTCGTCTTTGCGCGTCCACGTCGTCACAATGTACACTGGTC